GATCCACCAGCGCCAGACCCAACCTCCACCCATGCCGCCCCGGTGTACACGTAGATCTTGTCGTCTGACGTGTTGTAGTAGAGGTCGGCCTCTGACGGCGTTGAGGGCGCGCTGCTATAGCGCGGGAGATTTACCTTGTTAAGTAGCTTTGGCATCGGGCCCTCCTAGCGGGGGTTTACCCGATTATAACAACCCTGTACTGGTTGCTGCTTGGGGCAGAGGCAAAGTCCAGAACAACGGTGCCATTCGGGGTCCCATCGGTCAACCCAACGGTGATGTCTGGGTATACCTTCTCGCCGTTAGAGGTCTGGAACACTTCGGCGGTCACCCAAATGTTTCCAAGACCATGAGAGATCGTGTAGGTCGTTGCCGTACCGTCGCCAAGTTGCGCGGTGTACTTCGTCGTTCCGCCAAGTGCCGTAAGGGCTGCGGCGGCAGTAGTCTGACCAGTACCACCGTTGGCGATGGCAAGTGCGCCCGTAACCGCAGCGCTCTGCGCAAGGTTGATTGCGCCAAATGCTGGGGCGCCACCGGCTCCAGGAACCCGAAGAACCTGATCAGCAGTTCCTGCTGTGGTTGCACCGACAGCGCTTGTCCCGTTGCCGAGCAGTACGCCACCAGATGTCAGGGTGCTTGCGCCAGTACCGCCGTTTGCGACTGGAAGCGTGCCAGAAACCTCGCTTCCAAGGGCAATCGTGGTTGCGGTTGTCAGCGCATCTGTACCGCCAGTTGACTTAACGATACCAGCGGTGAATGTTGCAACACCAGTACCACCGCGGGCAACGCCAAGCGTGCCGCTCGTGAGCTTATCAGTGCCGTGGTTTGGAATGTCTGAAGCGACAAGTGATCGGAATGAAGGGGCAGAAGGCCCACCAGTTGCAGGACCAGCGAACACTGCGTTGTCTGCTGCAGTTGTGGCGCCAGTACCACCCTTGGCTACTGGAAGGGTTCCAGTTACTGTTGAAGTTGAGACATCAACAGCGCTGGTTGCCAGCTTCGCAGAGGTGATCCCAGCATCCTTAACACGAAGGATGTCAGAAGAAATCTCAATGGTTGAGTCGTCAACGTTGACCGAAAGGTCACTTCCCGTAAGGGTAAGTCCTGATCCAGCCGTTAGTGCGGCGGAGTCAGAGAACTGCGAGAATGCCAGTGCGGTGGAACCAACAGTAATTGGGCTGTCAGTTGTAAGAACCCAACCCGTGTTTCCGTTTGCTGTTCCCTCTTCAACGAAGGTAAAGAGCCCTGGGGTTACCTCTGCGTCAGCATCTGCGTCGGTTGCCCGGACTGCTGCGCCTGAAGCCTGAACAACGTAGATACCGTTCTGGCTGCCAGTTGACTGATTCTTAACGAGCACTCGATTGCCAGTGGCAAGCGTTACTCCGTCAACTACATCGCCATTCTCAAGTGCCCCAGATAGGTCAACGTTGGCGGTGGTCGCAACACGAACAGATGCCTTGACATCTAGCCCGGTGGCAACGCTGTCAACGTATGCCTTAGTTGCTGCGTCGGTTGCGTTGGTAACTGAGCCAGAGATAGTTACGCTTGTTGCGCTAACTGTCCCAGCGGTGAAGTTTCCCGATGCATCGCGCTTGACGATTGTGCTTGCGGTGTTTGCATCAGTGGCGTTATTGACCAACGTGTAGTGCGCAGCGGACATTGAACCTGGGTTCGTGCCGTCTGCCGCCGAGATGCTGATTGTTGCAACGCCACCAGAAACGCTGACGCTGATTGGCGCTGTTCCCGAAAGGCTATCAATAGATCCAACTGACTCCCAAAGGGCGCCGTTGTAGACCATGAGGCCAATTGGGCCGTCATTGGAGTCTGAGTTGTAATAGATCTGGCCCGTGGCAGGGGAAGACGGCGGGGTGGCAAGAACCTGAATAGTTGCATTGCGAAGCTCATTCTTCTGCAGGTCTAGGAAGCTGCTAAGCGTTAGACTCGTCAGGACCTTCACGGGTATCTCCTCAATTTAGGTAGGCAAAGCCGCTAAACGCGGCAGCAAAGGCTAGGGTAATCTGGTTGTTGGAGTCATACAATACCTCTCCGATCTGCACGTTCCCAGCACTATCCACGATGGTTACCGAGGGCTTGCAGTTCAGGTTGTGGACTACGGTCCAAGTTGCCGAGGCTGAAGTTTGGGTGTGGGTGTAGGTTCCATGTGGGCTTGAAGCTGCCGCAGTTGAAACCGTAAGGCTGCTCGATGCTGGGCTCGTTACAGAAACGTTGCGATTGACCTCGGTAACGGTCACTGGGCTCATCGCGTAACCTCAGCCAGCACGTCAAAATCACCTGAAAGCAGTTTTGTTACCGCCCCGGCCCCGCTAACAATCTCAAGATCATAGACATACGAACCGGCTGGCACCGTTGAAAGGGCTGCAGCGGTAATGGCAACGCTAATCACACCAGTCCCAGCCGTGATGGTCATTCCGCCTGTATTGGTGAGGGTCAAAAATGGGGCTGTTGACCCAGCAAATTTCCTTACCTGCATCCTTGAGGTGTAGCCAGTCAAATTAACTGCGCTTCCAGCGTCATTGGTGTAGGTAACGGTCGTAGCAAAATCGCTACCCTGTTCCGCGGACATGTCAAAGGTGGAAAGTGCCATGGCTAGATTATAGCCTGCGGAAACCGCCTACTCTATGGGCTTATTTTCTACGGGACCCCTAGGTGGATTACTGGTCGTACCGAGTACCCGCGCTAGGCATCGGGGCATTCGCCTAGGCTTACGCCCTATTTTCTGTCATTTGGTCCTAAGGGGCATTGGTGAAACTGGCCTTAGGGCACATGATCTATCTGGGCAGTAGTTTGTTTTTGAGACGTACACGCATTGCTTGCACATGGATGCAACAGACTTCTCGTGCAGCATAAGCCTCTCGCTAGCCATAATCAAAGAAACCCCTACCCCTATTCTGCGAGTTATTGTTTCCTCAAGCCAGGCTAGGTCGTAATCTTTTACCGGCACACCACCAAGCCACCGCTCCTTCATCCAGTGATAGGTACGACCATACTCAGTTGCAAAGTGAAAAATTGCATTTGGGGACACCTTGACTCGATCTGACCAGGCTTCAACAAGGCGCCTAAAACGCTCTGTTCTCTGGTCAAACGCGTATTGCCTTGGGGGGCCGTTTCTGCTCATGGTCTAATCCTATGTGATCTTGGGCAGATTTGCAACTTGCCGTCAAGATCAGATTATATGATAGTATCCCTTCATGGCACAAGTTGGACGACGAAGCAACGCTGACCGCGACATCCTCATGACGCGCATAAAAAATATGCACCTTTCTGGTGTTTCCATTGAGGAGATCGCTGGGGTTGTTCAGCTAAGACCAGATACTGTCAGGAAGCACCTTGCCGCAATACGCAAGCAGTGGGTTGAGGAGGGAATAGGGACGGCGGAGACAAAGGTTGAACTGCTTGAGCGCGCTAACCACATTGCAAAGATGGCCTCTAGCGGGCACACAAACGCTAAGGGCAAGTCGTACAACGGAGAGGCAGCTTTCCTTAAACTTCAACTTGAGGTTATAGACAGGATCGCCAAACTTACTGGCGCATATGAGGCCCAAAAGACAGAACTGACTGGCCCAAACGGTGGGCCGCTGCAGATTGTCGTATCTGATCACCCTATTGATGTGCTTAGCCCGCTGGATCTTGCGGGCAGAATGAGAAATTGGGCGGAAGCGCTAGAGGAGGCAGAAGTTGAACAGCCAGATGTACCGACAGTGGTTGAGGGAACAAGCCAAAACGTCTGACGCCGCCTTCGCGGAATACGTCGGAAACCTTGTATTCCCAAAACACCTCCGTGAGATGGAGCGATTCTTAGACAAGAATGAGCGCGCCCTTGTGCTCATGCCTCGCGGACATGCCAAGACCACCCAGCTTATTCATCGAGTTGCTCGGCTGATAGGCGTCAATCAAGGAAAGATACGGGTTGGCATTCTTACCTCCGTGCTATCTGACGCCCTTGCCCGTTCTAGGGCGATTAAGTCCATTATTGAATCCACATACTTTGCTGAAATATTTGAGTGGGCACAGGGTGGTGTTGCTGGTCCTAAATGGACAGATGAGGTCTGGACAATCAAGGGTGCAAACATGGGCAAGGACGCGACCTGTTTTGCCGATGGTCTTGGGTCTATCAAGCCCGGTGCTCGACTAGACATCCTCATCGGCGACGACATGGTGGGCATGAAGGAGAACGCCACGGCGGTGCAGCGACAAAAGGCCTCCGACACTTACTGGCAGGTTGTTGACCCTATGCTTGTTCCTGGTGCAAAGCGTTGGTATATCGGAACTAGGTGGCACGAGGACGACTTCTACGCTGGGCTAAAAGAGAAGGGAACGCCGGTCATGCTTCGTCGTGCCGTTGAGGAGGGAAAGATTCTCTGGCCGCAGATGTATACGGTTGAAGACATGGACAAGAAGAAGGAGGAACTAGGAACTCCGATCTTTATGCTTCAGTTTCAAAACGATGTGACCTCAATGGGTGGCAACATCTTTAGGTACGACAAATTTCAACACATTGACAAGGCCCCAGATGGTGCGCGGAGGGTGGGGATTGACCTTGCCTCGTCCGCATCCGAGCGCAGCGACTACACGTCCTGCGTTGAGGTTATAGAGGACTCAGACCACAACCTCTATGTTGTTGGCGCATGGAAAGCTAGGCTTCCAGAGGGGCACAAGGATTGGCTGACCGGGGTAAACAAAGAGGGCGCTCTTGTTCAGGAGTCCGGACCTAGGCTGCTATGGCCAGAGTATCTACTGCCTCACGCTGGAAATGTTTCTGATAGCGCAAGAAACTTTGAGTCTGTGAACATTGAAGCCGTTCAGCACCAAAGCACATTCGTGAGGGAGATACTCGGCACCACAAACCTTCCGGCAAGACCAGTGCGACCCGACAAGGACAAGGTGACAAGGTCTCGGGCGCTGGCTGCTCGATACGAGGCGGGGAAGGTTTTCCATGTCAAGAACGCCCCCGGCATCAGGGAACTTGAGGCGGAGATGGCCGCGTTCCCGAACGGCGAACATGATGACCTAGTTGACGCCTTGGTGTATGCAGCGGACCTGTCTGGAACGAACTTCTACTTTACTGGAGCCAAGACGGGGAGTCGTTTCTAAGCCAGTCGTACGGTTCATCTCGTAGGAACAAAACCTTGCACCTAACCAGCCCTGCGGTACATCGTCCGTCAATGATTGGCATGTTGCTGCTCTCGTTAAATACAGTTTGCGCCGCCTGCATAGTGGTGGCGTTATCCCTGTCGGCAACGAATGCAATTGCGGCAACGACTAGTGGCGCAGAGAAGCTTGTCCCGCTACCTCTTTTTTCTTTCCCCAATTCATCGTAGCCATCAATTCTGTCCCCAGGAGCCCAGATATCAACGCAAGGCCCCCAGTTTGAAAATCTTGACCTCATGTTCACGTAATTCATTGAGGCTACCGTTATCACCTCGGCAACCCTTGCTGGGCTGGAGTTGCATGCGCTTGATGCTTCGTTTCCAGCAGCAACGACTACTGGCATGAGGAGCGCCAACTCCTTGACGGCAGCGTCCACAGGGGCAGAGGGGGGGCCGCCCAGGCTCATGTTGACGATGGATGAAGATGGGTCTGCGTTCTCAATCACCCACATGACCGCATCAATTACATCTTGCTCCGAGCCAACCCCGTTGCAGTTAAGGGCCTTAACGCCAACAACATTGGCTTCTTTCACAATTCCTAAATCGCTGCTAACGAACAGGCTGTTGATGAACGAGCCGTGACCGTTACAGTCCTCGTCTCCTATTCCGGTATCAATCACATAGATATCTATTCCAGACCCGCTGATGGATGGCTTCCTTCCGTCCAGCCTGCCGAACGGCTGGTTAATGCGATCCTGGGCCCAGCCGAAAATCGGGCCGAACTGTTGCCAAGTATAAGTGACCCTATACTTTTTTTGCCTGGTCTTTGCCTCGGCTGGAACTGCAAGCGACGCCATCATCACAGCGATTGCAACGAGTGAGACGAGTAGTTTTCTCATGACTTGTTTTTCTTGAAGAATCTTCGCTTCTTGCACCTTGGGCACATCAGCTCAACGAAGTTCGGATCAACGCTTACGACGCCGCCACTTGCGAGGTCGGCTGTCACTTCCTCGCCGCACGATGTGCATGACCAGAACCCAACAACCCGCCTAGTGTTGATGTTAATTATTCTGTATTGCCAGATGTCTCTTCGTGAGTCGGGGTGGCGACGACCCTCAATGGTGAACCCGTCCTTACGAAGTTCTTCAATGCGTGCGCCAAACCGTCCACCGCCAGTGTCCGCCTGCATAAGCCTGTCTCCATTCACCCACTCGTTAGGTGTCTGGTTAAGGATGTCAAGTATCGCCTGTTTTCTCGTCACCACGTTGCTCCCCCTTCATAACTTCCTCGTCAATAATTTCTATTGACCTGTTGATCCCTGCAATATACGCCAATCTTGTAACTAGTTCAACCCTACCATCACGGTCTTTTCCAATCCCGTGTATGGCGTTTGGGCTGTCCCCTGTAACGGCTTGGTCGAGCAGAATCTTCAGCCTTATACGTACGCTGGCTATGAGACTCTCTTCTGGTTTGCCCATCCGATTGCTCCGTTCACTACATCGCGAAGATCAACTGACTCAAATATATCTTGATGTGATATCCCGTTAAATGTTGCGTTAACAGTCACAGACCAGACTGGGCATGAGGCAATTGGGGCTTCCATCACCACAGTGCTATCTGATTTTGAGATGAAATCAACCGTGCTCTTTATGGCGTCTCTATGCCAATCGGCAACGTGGTTTGGGTCAGAGTACATTTCTCTTGCCTCTTTGTGTCCCATTTCAAATGAGACCCCAAACCAGCTATCCATCATTGACTTGGCTTGCTTGGTGTCTGGTCGCTTTTGATCAGGAAAGTAATCGAGTCTTTTACTTCCTGGACCGCGTCGTCTCCGCTTGGAGACACGCCGCTTAAGATCACCATTTCTCTTTCGTTGTCCCATATCGCCCATCTATAGCCGTCCCCTTTCTCGTCGCGCTCTACTTTCCAGACTTCGTATCTTGGTTGGTTTCCCATCGGTTATACCCTATCGCCTCCATTGCAATCACGATTCCATCGCGTAATCCGCGGTGGTATTCGGTGTCATCTTGCTTCGCCATAGCCCATGCCGTTGAGGAGTGAAGAGCGCGCATTCCTTCGCGAATAGCATCGGCGCGACCCTCTTTTCGGGCTGCCTTAATTGCCTGAAGGAGTGCGTTGTTCACTTCTTAGGTCGCTCTGGTAGGTGTCTTTCCATTGGGGCGCCCCATAGGCCGCGTTGCAGCGCAACCGCAATCAGAGCATAGTTAGCAATGTCAAGGAGCGTGTCGGCAAGAGATTCGTGAGTACTCTCGTCAAGCGGGTCAAGAATCACTTGACCGTCAACAATCTTTCCCTGCATAAACTTTCTTGCGCGGGCAATCTTGTCGTTGCCGATCCTGCTAATGACTCCGTGCAGACCAAGCTGCTCAATGTTGGAATCACCGTAGCGTGACTGCTTTTCACACAGCAGGTCGTACGCCTCGTTGTAAATCTTCCCAAAGACCTTCTCAAAGGTCTGCTCATCATCTTTATAGATTAGATGCTCAATTGGCTCCATATAGCCCCCCTTTCTCTGCGAGCATACCTGCCGCAGGCTACGGCGTCAAGAGCGACCTTCTGATCCCTTCCTCAAGCGTAATCCTTGGCGGGTAAACCTGGAAGCTCATCGTCGGGTCCGACACTCGCCAAAATACCCCAACTGGTTTATCTGGGTGCGTCTGGATTGTTGGTTGGTAGTCTGCCTCCTTGGCGACCATGACAGCAAGGTCAAGGAATGAGGTTGGACGACCCCAGCCAATGTTCAACGGGTCGCGGTAGTCTTGCTTTATTGCAGCGTCCACCGTGTTTACAATATCTTCAATGTGAACAAAGTCCCGCGTCTGCAGGCCGTCCCCCCAGACCTCAAATGGGTCTGCCTTCCTCTTGGCGCGATCAATGAACGACGGGAACGGGTAGTCAAGTGCTTGGTCTTCGCCATACCCAGAGAACGGGCGGAAAATATGCGTTCTTACACCCTCTGCCTCGGCAAACTGCGCAAGATACTCACCCGTAAGTTTTGACCATCCGTACGTAAGGTCTGGGTTACGAAGATTGTTTAGATCAATCATGTGCTCGGCAAGCGATACGTGGTCCTCTCTTCGCTGGAGTTCAATTGGATAAGCTGCTGATGAAGAGAAGTAGACCACACGCTTCTGCTTTGTCCTGATGGCCCACTGCCACATTTCGGCGTCAATGGACAGGTCAACAGCAACAGATAGCGGGTTTCCCTCAATCTTTGCCCTGCCCCCTACAACGGCTGCAAGGTGGATGACTAGGTCCCATTGAATGTCGTCTTTTCTGAAGAAGTCCCGAGCGTCGCGCGACGGCTCTCCAACGATATCAATGCCGAACACCTTGTCGCCACGGTCTTCGTAAAACTTCTTAAAGTGTTTTCCTACAAACCCGCGATGCCCAGTAATCAGGACATTCATGACTTGATCGCCGATACGTCTTTGTCCATTTGCTCGGCTTGATACTGCTCGTATGCCAAGCGGTCCTTCTCATAGACTGCAGGATTGTTAACTTCTTGATACTGAAGATCGTTAATTGCTTTTCCTGCAAGGTAGTGCAGATGCTCAATAATTACGTCTGGCTCATATTTGAGATTGTCCAGCTTGACGCCAAGATCGCGCCAAAAGTTGTCCATGTACATGTGGGTCAAGGACGGGGGGACCATGTACCCAATCTCTCGGACAATGTGTGCAGACATCACAACTGCGGTTGGAAGGTTCTGACCCTGAAGCAGGTCGTCCCCGTATGAAACGCCCGGCTTGTCACCGATTGCGTCACAAAGAATTTTGTCCCACGCCTCTGTCCGTGGGCGATGGTCATCACCCATGAAGGCAAGGAAGTCGTATGCGTCCTTGTTGTCTCTGGCAATGTGGTTTAGCGTTCCGCCCATGCGCATTCTCGGGTTGATAACCGCATGGTTCAAAACGTCTTCGCTGTAAATACTCTTGTCGTCGTCGTCTAGACCGAAGACAATATCTGAGCAGACGGATGTCTTGCGGAACTCCTCAAGAAGCTCCTGACATGCCTCTGGTCGCTTTCGGCTTGGAACGATTAGAAGCATCCGATTCACTCGACTCACCTAATGCCTACCTTTCTGGCAATAAGCCAGGATGTCTCCTCGTCGCTCAGCCTGCAAAGTGGGTCTGACCCCTCACCGACCGTGACGAGATACGGGTCGGCGTCAAGGGAGTCGCGCTGGTCAAGGGTAATGGTCATTGGGAACTGCGTTGAGTAAAGCCAATAAATGGCCCACACGCGATCCGTTGGAGCATTGCCTTTTTCTACGCTCATAGGAACATCATACACGATTAGAGCCTTGGCGGATGTTGTAGTATTCATCAGCCGACGGTGAGTACTCCTTTCCTCCCGTCGGCACCAGCACTACTGCTTGAGTTCTTTTGCTATGCCTGTTACTGGGTCTGGGTTAATTGGTTGAAGGAACTTCTCCTCGGCCTCAGTGTCGGCTCTCTCTTGATTCAGCGCACGAAGTTGCTCAGCAACATCTCGAATTGCCTTAGCAAGATCTGTGTCCCTGCGGTATGCGATTGCCTTATAGGTATCAGAGTGGGCAACCTCACTGCCATCTTCTGGCTTAACCCACTCAGACTCCGGAAGGTCTCGGATCACCGCAACTCCCCAAAGCCCCGAGTCCGAACGCTCAATAAGCCAAATCCTCTGATCCTCAAGGAGTTCAGCAGTCAATTCGTTGAGTGCCGCGTCCACGCCAAAAAACAAGTGACCCATCGTGTCCCCCTCAATAGTAGTCTGAGCATGAGGCAAAGTAGCCGCATTCGCAGATTAGTTTACATTTCATCTGATCCATTTTTGCCCCACAGTTGATACAGGTCAAAACGACCTCTTCTGGGTCGCTTTCCCGAACATCTTCTGTTGACACATTTTCTTCTGACATAATGTCCCTCGTATGAATAGTACACCTAAAAGGGAATCGGCGCGACCGGAGCCAGATGATGCTGGCAGCCAGATCCTGCGCGAGCACGTTCACCCACGCTTTGTCAGGACTGGGTGGTACTGGGGACCAGAGTGTCCCATCATTGCGGGACATGGCGCGATGCTTGACATCAAGGGGACTGACCGATGGTATTGCCGCCATCAGTACCACGACGTGGATGGCACGAGGGCAGTGTTTTCTGAGGAGGAGCTCGTAGACCTTGAGTTTGCTCGGCTTATCGCCGTCGCAGAATCCCCGGAATTGCCGATATCCACGCCGCTAGGCCCAGAAAAATCAGAAGAAGAGTAATCACCCCAGAAATCAGTAAAACGCCCGCTGGGGCCAGGATTCTGGAGATTAGAACTTGCTGTAGGCGGGACAGATCCATACCTGCTTTTCTGCCCCAGGGCGGAAGAACTTACCACCCCACGTCGCCTTGACGATAATCGGCGAGTCGAGTTCCCATTTCCCAGCGACAGCGCCTGCAGTATTTACCTTTTCCCCCCATGACCAGACCCATTCAAACATGGCGTCCTTTGTGGTTGGGTGAACGAAGAGGAAGTCCACTGAGTCGGACTCAAACAGGTCGGCGACCTCCACTGGGTCGTCATCAATAACCTTGACAAACCGGCCTACTCCACAGAAGTTAATAGTTTCGTGCAGCTCACCTGCATCTTTGTCAAGCCCCACGGAGAAGAATTTTATGTGTTTCCCGCTGTTCTTGATTGTCTCAGCGATAAGAAGGGTTTCCCGACCGCCGTCCCTCCCGACCTCAACAACGGATGACCCCTCAGGAAGTTTAGAGATCTGCTGGGCAAGTGTCTCTGCGCCATCCTCCGTCAGTGTTCCTGGAAGATTGCGCCAGTTCATCAGATGCCGGTAAGCCTTGCTACGCCATAAATTGCGAAAACAAAGAGTATGGCGACCACGAACCCAGCAAAGCTTGGGCTTGCAACCTTGTCAGAACTTGGAACCTCAGTGTAGATCACGCGATTTCGGAAGTCCCGTGCGACCGCCCTACGTGCCTGATACCGAACAACTTTCTTGCTACCCATTGCTACCCTCCGCTGGCGGTGCCAGCAATAACCTTGCTGCCTGAGTTGTGACAAAGTCAGAAACCCAGATTTTATCTCCCGTAACCTCAAAGTTTCGGGAGACCTTCTGCCAAAACTGCTCATTCTCAGACCACCACTTAAGCCAGAAATATCCCTCTGGCGGCTTCTTGCCCTCTATCTTTGTTGATAGCTTAGCAAACGCTGCCCCCATGTGATCGGTAACGATCATGGTGTCTCGGTCTTGAGTGAACTTATAGTACTCACCCTCTACCTCAACCCATCGTTCAACCAAATGCCACTTCCCACGCATTTCTTTCAGATACTCCAGATGGTTGCTCACCTACACCCGCTCCTGACCCCGACCCATCTTGCGGGTGGCGGGAAGTCACTAGGGTACCACGACATCGCTTCTGGTGGCCAGCAGGGGGACCATTGCCAGTTGTACTGTTCAACGCACGACTCACGCTCACCTACTACCGTGCCGTCCTCGTCGTTGTAAATATCTCGCGTTGTGCATACCAGCGTCTGAATAAACGGCTCTGCCCCCCTTGCCGAGATCTCACTCGCGAGCCACGCCCGGTCTTGCGACTCCTGTGTTGCCGCCCATGATGCCAGCTCCTCTGTCGTCCTGCGAGAGAACCAGGTCTCCTGAAGAACCTCATCTGGCGTCAGCGTTGGGGCTGGGGTCGGGGTTGGAGTCGGCTCTGGGGTTGGCTCTGGGGTTGGGGTTGGTTCTGGCGTTGACTCGGATGTCGGTTCCCCCGTTGGTTCTGGCGTAACTTCTGGAGTCGGTTCTGGCGTCGGCTCAGAGGTTGCTGGTGCATCAATCTCTACGCCATATGTCCGGCTCGCAGCAACGGCAAGGAACGGGACAATGATGATCGCCGAAAGCAAAAGAAAGACAATAGCCCGTGCGCGGCTACGGGTGTTCACGACCGAATAATCCCAACCGCAAAGGTGAGGATCGTAATGAGCATAAAGCTAAGCCCAATTACTCCGAACCAGTACCACGTATCAAACTTGATCATTTGAGTAGCCACTGCGCAAGCATGTAGCCAAGGGTAATCCCAGCCACCCCAAGAAGCCCCTGAATATTTGGCGGGGCGGGAACGTATGCCCCAAGCCCTGCAAAGATGAATCCTACGGCTCCCCCGATAAGAAGCGGAATGATGTAGTCCATGGTTCCTCCTACAAAATAATGATTGGGACTGACGCCAAGATCGCAACCCCTGTTGCCCAGAGGGTGGCGGCAAAGGCAATGAGGTATGCCGCGTTTTTACGCTTTTTCATCGGCGAGGTTACGCCTAGAAGGAAGAGGGACACCGCAAAAATGCCCGTCAGCATTTGCAGTCGGTTGCTGTGTCCAGACTCAATCTCTGAGGTTTCAAGGAACGGCTGCGCCGCATCAAATGCTTCGCCGTATGGGTTGTAAACCGCCTCCATATACGGAGCGCAGTCTGGCAACTGGGACTCCCCGCTCTCTAGGCATGGCTTTGCATAGAGTTCGTATTCGTATGATCCCCCCGCACCCGTGTCCCATGTCAGGAGGTCTGCGCGGTATTTAACCTCTGCGGTAATCCACAGGTTATTGGCTTCCGCCATAGAGGTCTGGTATTCGCCATATGACCCGTCTGCGGTTCCGCCGTGGAAGGACGCCTGGATTGCAGTCCACGCAGTTGTGGTTGAGACAAGACCAATGAGAAGAACGACGGCAAGCTCACCAGACAGCGCGTCAAATATCTTTTCACGCATGCTGGGTTGCTTTGGCAGGAACGCGCCAAGTCCATCATGTTTATCCGAAGCTTCGCTTGACTCTGCGCTAGCGCCAAAGTCCGCTGAATACCACGGCTGACCGGGACGGGGTGGAAGATATGAAGACTCGTTTACTGCTTTGGGTTTCTGCTTTGCCACGAGGTCGTCCTTTCTAGAACGGCAGGAACAGGCTGGAGTCCGTATGCTTATTGCAGCACTGCGGTGACTCAGTCTGATCCGAGTGACTAAAGGCCTCTTGCTTGGCAAGGTGCTCCATGCGCTCACGGCATGGCGTGCAGTTACAGATCGCGCAGAGCCAACTCTGGGACCAGATGCGGACATCCGAAACATAGTCGGGCTGCTGCTGCCGAAGGATCGCCAGCGCCCCAGCAAGCTGGGCAATCGTGCCAACCTGATGCTTGCTCTTGGGTGTCGGCATCTCCTCAATGGCGTTGGCGACCAGTCGCTCAACATGGTCAATGCGCTCTTTCAGGTTCCTCAGTGCAGACAATCGAGCAAAGGCTAGCGTCGCTGCGCTTTCTCCGTGGCGGTAAACCTGGCTAAACTCTCCATCAGTCCATGTATGACCGCTAGGGTCCTTCGGCTGGTGGGCGATCTCTCGCTTATTGGCGTAGGTCATCTCTTCTTGAAACTGCTTCTCTCGGTCCTTGGCTTGCAACTGACCGACGATGTGTTCAATCGCAGCGTCTGCGAAGGAATCAGCCTCAGCGCTGATTTGTTCTTTGGGCTTCTTACTTACCACCGTGAACTCCTTTCTAAACACCAGTGAGCCTCAGGCTCGGCCCGAAAACGCCGTGAGGCGGTTGAGCCGTGAGGTGAGGGTCACGGTGCCGTGAGGCAGGTGCCAAAAGCACCAAGCCAACTAACGCTTCTTCTTAGAGAGAGCAGAAGACTTCTTTACTGGAGCCTTCTTCGCGACAGCCTTCTTCGGAGCGGCCTTACGCACGGATGGCGTCACGACTGCACGCTTGACTGTAACCTTCTTCTTCCCGAACAGATCTTCCAAAAAGCTCATGGAGCCTCCTATTAACTGTGCCAGAGAATACTGGCTTCCTGCATCCTACGGTACCAGAAGCTGCGTGTCAAGAACAGATTTGTGGAGTGAAGATCGTGGATGGCAGCGCTGTGTTGCTGAGCACGAAATAGCAAAAGGTATGAGATGGCAGATGGTGGGTGGTGGTGAGATCAAGTTGAGCGTGGATAGGGAGTCGTGTTTTGGAGGGTGCTGGGATGGTGGTGCTGTACCCCCGGTTCCAGACCGCGCGAATGCCAAAAATCTCCAACCCCCCTCTTTCCGCTAGATAACCGCATATCCACGCACAAAGTGACAATGCCAGGCACCGTATTTCCCTAGGGTTTGCCTCCTCTTTACACGTAGATTTGTTACATGTTGTTCTCACTGTAACAATCCAGCACACTACCCCTGCGGTTCGGGTTCCGATTCCTGAGCCGTCGAGCGCCCTCACTCCGACATGGGGGGCTAAGGGTACGGCTTGTTGGCCCATCGGACGCCAGCTGCTTTGTAGGTGACCTCCCCACCTCTCTGCTGTCCGTACCCGGACTATTGGGGAGAGTTATGGACTAGGGGGTTATGACATGGCAGCAAAAGTCTCAGTCAAGAAAGAAAAGGGGAAGGCGGTCCTCACCGATAAGTCATGCGCTAAGTGTGGCGACAAGATGATGAGTGACAAAATCCAAACTACCCTAGTCATCAAGTTTGATGGTGCGCGCCGGTCGTCTAACTTCCTCGAACGACACAAGGGCTGCGAGTAGTCATGGGCTTCTGGGAAGGCGTAAGCCTTACGGTGCTTGCCGTAGCTGTGCTGTGGGGGCTGCTAGAGGATTAGGAGCACCTGGGTCAACCCTGGTACGCTCAGGGCAGCGCTAACGCTTATGGGGTCATGAAAGTGGCGATTCAGTATCGGCCTTCGCCGACCCAAGGGAGGTGCCACCTACCATCAGACCCAGTGTGCTTGGGGCTATTGTAGATGATGAGTAGCACCCCGGTCAACCCCAGTACGCAGGGGCAGCGCTAACGCGCTTAGGCCCGTGTAATTTGGGCTCACAAAAAAACCAACCAAGTTTGGAGCGAGGTTGGCCCAAAAGGAGGGAGCCCTGAACCTTCAGACCAGGTGTGCTGGGGTTATTGTACCAGTTAGTCCTTGGGGTTATTGCGGTAGTTATCCAGCCACTGTTGCATCAGCTGCCAGTTCTGTTCTGCGCTTTTGCGCTCGCGCCTGAACTCATCAGTGGATGCTCGTGGGTTGTTGTTGCGCCGTCTTTGAGCCCGCTCGATGCCGACGTTGATGTCGGTGATGCAGTTATGGCAGATGAGGAATAGTGGAACGCCACCATCGTCCTCCTGCTCAAACACCGGACCTAGGGACTGGCAGTAGTTGCACATCCCGAGTTTCTTGGAGTCACTCATTTGACCTCCGTTGGAACAGGACCGTCGCCCGTCGCCCTTCGCCGTCGCTCCCCACCCCTGGGGAGACGCATCCTAGCACACCCCGAACTCGTTTGCAAGGCAGTTATTCCTCGTGCAGTTTTAACACCAGAATGCAGCGCGCCGCTTACTGTTAAGTAATTAATGCTCAAGGTATAGGACCTGAGCCTCGAGCCCTGAGCCTGAGCTCCCCCACCCCCCCTCCTATAAGGTTCCCCCCCTCCCCCATTTTGGTAAAGGAAACTTAATCAGATGGATACTCCCCGGGGGTATTTTACCAATGGGGAGTAGGCCGGGTTGTCAGGTCAAAAGTTATCCCTTGACAGGTTATTGGTTATGGGTTATTGTGATTACAGTTATGCATCGCAGTTATTGCGGGAGGTTATTTTGCGAAGAGTTATTGCTATCGCGGTTATTGCTGGTGTAGTTATTGCTGCCTGCAATCCCGCCCACCAGAACCACGAACCCGCCTGGTCGGTGCAGCTGAAGCGCCATGTCGAGTCCGCCGCGTCGGCCGGAGAGGTCGCCACGCTGCTCTCCCAAGCCCTCTACGACGGCGACAAGAAGGCTGCGGGTCAAATCGCCACCTCCCTCAAGGACATCGCTCTGCGTGGCTTGGAGACCGATCCCCCGGCGCACGAGTGCCTCACCGACATCCTCTCTGTAGAGGCAGAATACTACGGCGCGCTAAAACGCGCAAGTACCATCACCACGCGTTCCATCATGACGCTCGACTGGGAGCCACTGATCCTCGCCGGGGAGAACCTGCTGCTGGCGGAGGAACTCTCCATGACCTACGCGCAGCTCGTTGCTGGCCTAGACCCCGCCGCGTGTAGTTGACGGATTCTCTGCTTGCCCCTATGATGGGCTGTGCCGTCAACCGACGGCTAGAAGAAAGGAGCAGACATGTCCAACATGTCCGAACTAGACGCACTGGACTTTGCGTATGCGGTAGAAACCGCCAGAAGGTTTGACCGACGCAGACCCAAGAAGGTTCGCTATGTCGGAGCCAAGAAGAGCAGCACCAAGAAAAAGGCTGCGAAGGTCGGAGCCTTCCTATTCTTCTTTGGGCTCGGGGGTAGTTGACGATAGCGCGTTGATAGATTAGAGTAGGCGAAGCCGCACTTGCGGTGTAGCAGAGAGGAGGAGTTAGATGCCAAACTGGTG